AGAGCCTAATGGCAAAACAAGAATAAAAATAGCAGAGTACGAAGAAATTTATTGGCAAAGAGCAGAAAAAAAAGCTTTATCATTAGAGTTACAAGGATATACTAAGATAGTTGTTTTTGAAAAAATGAGGACTACAAACAAATAATTTTGGTTTGCATAAGGAGGATACTATGGATATAAATCTCAGTTGCCCAATAAATCAGCTTGGGTATGGCGTTGTTGGTTTAAACATTTTTTTAAATCTACAAAAAAATCACAATGTCGCACTGTGGCCAATTGGACCAGTAGATTGCGAAGAATCAAAACATGATGCCTTAAGAGCATCTATTGAAAAAACAAAAACATTTAATTACACAGCACCAAGTTTAAAAATATGGCATCAATTTGATATGGCATCTCATGTTGGAAACGGCAAAAAGTTTGGTTTAACATTTTTTGAAACTAACAAAATAAAAGAAAATGAAATTCATCATTTAAAATTTTTAGAAAAAGTATTTGTTACATCTTCTTGGGCAAAAGATGTTCTTATAAATTCTGGTTTGGAAAGTTCAAATATAGTAGTTGTAAAGCTTGGAGTGGATAAAATAGTATTTCCAGAATCTAAAATAGATGATAAAAAAACAACCAAAATAGTTTGTGTTGGCAAATGGGAGATAAGAAAGGGCCACGATCTTATTATAGATATTATAGAAAGAACTTTTGATAAAGACGATGATTTCAAGCTTGTAATGTGTTGCTCTAACCCATTTTTATCAGATGAAGAACAAAATCACTGGATTTCTTTTTTTGAAAAAAGTAAGTATTTTGACAAAATAATTGTTTTAAAAGAAAGATTAAAATCTCAAACAGATGTTAACAGATTAATGCATGGTTCTGATGTTGGAATATTCCCATATCGTGCAGAAGCTTGGAATTTAGAACTTTCTGAAATGTTGTCTATGGGTAAACATTGCATTGCTACAAACTATTCTGGCCCAACAGAGTTTGCTAATGATGCTGGTGCAATTTTAATTAATCCAGAAGGCATGGAAAATGCTTATGATGGAAAATGGTTTGATGGTTCAGCAGAATGGGCAAAGCTTGGTAAAAAATATGTAGAGGAATTTTCTTCTGCATTAAGAAGTATTCATGAGCAAAAACAAAAGGGCGATTTAAAAATAAATTCTAAAGGCATAAACTATTTTAATGAAAACACTTGGGAAAAATCTTGTGAAACAATAACAGGTGAATTATGAATTTGACAGTATCATTTTTAATGTGCAAAACAGATGATGGTAAAGAACCTTCAATTATGTTTTTAAAAAACAAAAATGGTAATTATGAATTGCCAAGTTTTCAAATGAAAGATGATGAATATGATGTTGATGAATTTGTTAATACAACATTTAAATCAATTACTGGTGTTCAAGCGATAGACAAAAAAGGTTTTGGCTGGATTAATTTATTTTTATCTGGAACTATAGTGTCAAACAAAAAATACAGTTTTGTTTATATGTGCAAGCTTCCAGATATTATAAATACAGAAGCTTATGAAGCTATTAAAATGAGTTCTATTCTTGAATCAGAAAATTTTGAAGAGAATTATATTTCTCAAGTTATTTACTGTTTTAATAATTTGTATATTAGATAATATGAAAAACATAAAAATAATTTTTGATGTAAACTCAAGTGATATTATAACAACATTTGTATTTCCAGAAATAATAGACAAAGAAGAAAAATCTGTTTTATCTGAAAAAACAGCATCTTTTCTTTCTTCTTTGCAAACTGGAGGTATGATGACATCAATAATACATGGTGTTGTTGAAGGTGGAATTATTTCTGACGATAAGAGTTTATCTGATTTAATAATTAAAAAAATGCTTTCTAATTTTTTAGTTACATCAGATGAAAAGCCATTGGTTCTTCCGAGTGAAGCATTTGTTTTTAAGGAAAAATAATGACAATAGAAGCAAAAATAATTTCAGATTCTATATCTATTCATAATAGAAGAATAACCACTATGGTTATTAAATATCCAAGATTTATACATTCTGAGTTTATGACACATAGGATTTTTTCTAGAAATGCTAGTAGTAGCCGAGCTATACCAGTTGATAAAATGATTGATGATATTAAAGAGGATATGGCAAAACCAAGCGTTTGGGCAAAAAACCAAAAGGGAATGTCATCTGGCGAAAAATTAGATCATAACAAAGAAGTCATGTGTAATCATGTTTGGCAAGAAGCAGCAGAGTTTGTTATCAAAAAATGTGCATTATTAAAAGAGCTTGGTGTTCATAAAAGTATAGCCAATAGAATATTAGAGCCATTTTCGCACATAACAACAATTGTTACTTCTACAGAATGGGATAATTTTTTTAAACTTAGAATAAGTCCTGATGCACAACCAGAGATATGTGAATTGGCTACAAAAATGAAAGCCGTATTAGATGAATCAACTCCTAAACTTAAAAACTTTGGTGATTGGCATATTCCATTTGGCGATGCTTATGTAGATGATGGTATACCAATAGAAAAAATGCTTAAAATAAGTGTGGCTCGTTGTGCTAGAGTTAGTTATCTAAATTTTGAAGGTAAAATAGACAATGAAAAAGATTATGATCTTCACGATAGATTAATGAATGAAGGTCATTGGAGTCCTTTTGAACATTGTGCTACTCCTACATCATCTGACATTTATAGTGGCAACTTCTTAGGGTGGCTACAATATAGAAAATTTGCGGATAGAAAGAATGATTAAAAAAATACAATGGTTAAAGTGGGAAGATCCACTTACACCAAATAAAGAAGATATTGATCTTGAAACAAAATCTCATAAAGACAGCTTTAAAGAATTTGATGATTCTGAAGAAAGACATGTTAGATTAGTTGTTGGTCCTTATGGTCTTTTGCCATTAAATGAAAATGCTGTTACAGCAAGACTTTACAAGCTTTGGGTTGGTCATTGTAACTTTGAAATAACCGATACGGTAAAAGAAAAAATAGAATCTGTTGCTGGAGTAGAAGTTTTACGAATATGGACAAGATACAGATTTTGGTTAGGTGTAGCAAATCTTTTTGATGATTCAGATGTTCAAACTAATATAGAAAAACTTTTAACCGAAGAGAAAGAATCGAAGAATAAAAATATTGCACTTAAAGCTTTAATAAAAGTTTTAAAAAATAAATATAAATTTTGGGCAGTTCTTTTAGAAAAGAATGGTGAATTAAAAACTGTTGGCAGTGAAAATATTGAAGATGTAAAAAAAGAAACAGAATTGAATAAAAATTTAAACATATTAGCTTGCAGTTGGAAAAATGATTGATATATTATATTTATCCATTACTCAAAAGGAGTTTTCACTATGTCAGATGTTGTAAAAGGTTTTAATCCTGATCAAGTTGCAAAGTCTGTAGCCATTATTGTTTCTACCTTAAAATGGGTTTCTACCATTATTCCTGGTGATTCAGATGATAAAGTTGTGGCTCAAATTGTTAAAATTGCTGAAGAACCTTGGTTTGTTACAGCTTTGACTTTTTTGATTAATAAGTTTGACGGTGATCTTAGTCAAATAAAAGCAGAAGATTTTATTTTGGCTGCTAGAACTGCCCAAGGCAAAAAATAGTGCTTAAGTTTTTAATTGAATTTATTTCTAATGTTGTAATAGCTATTTTTTTAGCAATTATATTTATATTGTTTTATGTTTCAGACAGTTTAAAAAAACATAAACATAATAAAGAATGTTTTATTGATAAAACCAATAAGTAAATTATAGGAAATTAATATGTTTAAGAAATCATTGTTTTTTTTGTTGATGTTTTGCAATTTTACTTTTGCAGAAAACTTTATAATTCCCGAACAAAAAATTATTGGGGCAGAAGTTCCTATTCCATTAGGTGAGCTTGTAGATTTATCTATAAGCCCAATTCAATCTGCACCAAAATTTTTAATTTCAACCACATATGCATGGAAAGTTTTTGATGGTTATACAGAAAAAAGAATTCGCAATTATGAAAATGGTGTTTTCTTTGGTTCTGGTATACAAGCAAAAAAGCTTAAGGTTATTGTTGCAATAACTCATTTATATGTAGTTAAAGATAATGAAAAGCTTTTAGAGGCAGCTACTAGAACTAATTTTATTTCAACAGATGTTTTTATTGGTGAACAAGAGCCTGATACTCCACCAGAGCCAGAGGTTGAACCAGAATTTGGAGAATCAAAGTATCAACTTTCTAAATTTATCTATGATAATGTTAAACTTTTAAAAATATCAAAGTCAGATAAAGCAAAACAATCTGCTGCTATTGCAACATCTTTTGATAGTATGGCTGCTGCTATTGCTGCCGGAACAATTGCAACACTTGAAGACATACTTAAAAAGACAGCAGAATCAAATAAATTAGCATTAACAAAATCTGGTGGAGATAGAACAAAATGGGAACCAGTGTTTACAGAAATACAAGAAAAACTTTTTGACTTATATAAAACAAATAAAATGCAAACTAAAGAAGACTTTGCTGCTGCGTGGAGAGAAATATCCTCTGGACTTAAATTAGTAAAATAGGTGAAAAATGTCTGAATTATCAAAGATTAATGGTTGGGCAGGAAAAAACAATCCTTCGCTTGTTGAAAGCGAGTTTAATTTAATTAAAGATGATGGATCATTTAGAGATTTTAATGTTTATGGCAAAAGCCAAGACACTAAAGGCAAAAAAATGATGTTATATGATGTTGTTCGAAAAGTTCTTGGTAAGGATACTGAGAACTACGAGCAACAAATTGGAGATTGCGTAAGTTTTGGTGCTAAAAATGCTGTTGAATATTTAATGGCTACTGAAAAACTTATGAAGGGCGATCACGAAAAATTTGAACCTGTCTTTCCTCCATATCTTTATGGAATAGGAAGAGTTTTTGTTGGTCGTGGACAATTAAATGGTGAAGATGGATCTCTTGGTAGTTGGATGGCAGATGCTGTTATTAAATATGGTGTTTTGCGTAGTGGTTTTGATGGTGTTCCTAAGTATGCTGGAAGCGTAGCTAAAAAATGGGGCGATACACCAGGACCAGATAAGAAGTTTATTGAAGAAGGAACTAAACACCCAGTAAAATCTGCTGCTAAAATTAAAAGTTGGGATCAATTAGTTGAAGCTATTGTTAATGGATATCCTTGCACCACTGCTAGTGATGTGGGATATGAAATGGAAGCAGAATCTGATGGATTTCATAGTCAGACAGATAATTGGGGCCATCAAATGTGCTTTATAGGTGTTGATGATAGGGCTAAAGACCCATATGCAATCATAGTTAATAGTTGGGGCGATGCTCATGGTCACCTTAAAGACTTTGATACTGGAGATAATCTACCCATAGGTGTTCTTAGAGTTAGAAAGAAAGATGCTGAAAAGCACATTAGGGCTGGTGAAACCTTTGCGTATAGCAATTTTGATGGTTTTCCAGAACAATTAATAGATAAAAAACTATTTATGCTTATTTAGAAAGGTTTAATATGATAGATAAATCTGAAGGTTTACAATATGGAAAACCAGACAAAAACGATCCAAGAAAAACTCCAGCAAAACCAGATGAACAAAAAAAAGGTTCTAAAAATAATCCAAAAGACTCTGCTAATAAACCAAATAAAGATATAGAACTATCAAAAGAAACTGAAGATAAAATTAAAGTTTTAATGCAAGAACATAATGCTAAAGATCCAGAGTTTAAAGCAAATATGGGTCAATTAAAATCTGTTTTTAGAAGAGGTGCTGGAGCATTTTCTACTAGTCATGCACCAAAAATGAATAGATCAGGTTGGGGTTTGGCTAGAGTAAGAGCTTTTTTATATTTACTTCGCAATAAAAGACCATCAAATCCAAATTATAAACAAGACAATGATTTATTGCCAAAAGATCATCCAAAAAGCACAAAAAAATCTTCAGCATCTTATCTGTATGAAGAAATTGATTATTCTGAATTTTTAAATTCTATCAAAGATATAATAGTTAAAAGTAAAGAAAGAAGTAAGGCTTTTTCAGATATTGAAAAATATTTTACTAAATCTTCTGAAGGTTATGATGCACCAGAATCTGCCAGAAATAACGCAAGGAAAGTTTTGCAATGGAAAGACAAATATGGAAAAGAATGCAAAGGAATGACTGCTGTTGGTTGGGCAAGAGCCAGAGATTTGGCTGGAAATGCTATGCTGTCTGCTGACACAGTGAAAAGAATGGCTCAATTTAATAGGCATGGTTCTAATTATGAAAAAGCAAAATCTAAACCAGAATATAAAACTAAACCTTGGACTATTCCAGCAGTAGTTGCATGGTTAGGTTGGGGTGGAACATCTGGTATTGAATGGGCAATCAGAACAAGTCAATCTATTATCAAAAACAAAAAGTAAATCATGTTAAATCTAGTGCTTTTTTTATTGTTTAATCAAACTATAAGCAAAGAGCAATTTGTATTAATAGAAAAAGACCCTATTTCATTTTCTAAATTAATAGAAGAAATTAAAAAAACAGCAAAACAAGAGAATTGTTTAACCTGATGGAGAAAAAAATAATGCGGTCGCATAAAAAAATAGAATTAATTTTACAAAAATCAGAAACAATAAAACACTATGATGCTATTGGAATTATAACCATTATTATGTTGGTTGGATTTATAGTTGATGGAATTAGCATACTTAAATTTTGCACTTCTAAAAAAGGTGTTGCTTTAATAATTAAAAATGGCGGTCCTTTAGTAAGAATGTTTATAAGAAGAAATTTATACAACAAAATAATTAAAGCAAATGTTTCAGCAGAACACGCTAAGATTATATCTGATACAATAGTTGAATTAATGCAATCTTTGTCTGTTGATGAAATAGTATCACTTTTGGATATGGTTTATAATGAAAATAGTTAAAGCCACATATGGTCCAAAAGATGTAACAGAGCATATTAAAAATTCTTTTAAAAATGAAAAATTAAATCTTTTTGTTTCTAATTCAATATTTGGTGATACGAATCATGGTGTATTAAAAAAATTAACTATTGAATTTGATGATGGTTCTATATTAAAAACTAACGAAAATGAATTTTTAATTTATCCAGAAATATTAAGCGAAAGAATTGGAATTTTTTACACAAACAATAATGATCAAAGAAAAGAAAAAGCACTCCATGCTAGTTTAGTAAGTTTAAAAATTGCATCAAAAGAAATGAATAATATAGTTACATGTGTGTGGAACAGAATATCAGAAAATCCTTTTTTTGAAATAATTTCTCAAGTTAAAAATGGCAATCATTTAAATCAAGTTTTGCAAATTTTACAATTGCTTTATTTTATTAGAAAAAATGCAAAAAATGTAAAATATGTAAGTTTTTTAGAACATGATTGTCTTTATCCAGAAGATTATTTTGAATATGATGACTTTGAATGCGACTCTATATCAAACACTAATTATATAGGATTATGTTCTTCTGGTTGGCAACCTAATCATGGTGCAGTAAGACCAACATCTCAGGTAACTATGAAATTCGATAGTGCTATTAAACATTTTGAAAACATATTTCCAAATGCATTATTGGAAAATAGTGGCAGTTTAGAGCCTTGGTATTCAAAAGAAGCTTCTTTTACACCATTAAGCTGGAAAAACAAAGATTGGTTTTGTAAAAATCCATCGGTTCACATAAATCACGGCTATGCATTCACATCGCATTTTGAAACTTTTCAAAAGGTTTTTTCTGAATCAAATGAATACTGGGGTGATTATTCAGAATATGCTTATCTTTTTTCTTAATTTTTCTACAAAAAACATTTGATTAAAAGTCACAAAATAGTCTTGCCACAATAAAAAAAATAAGTAAGATTTTGATCTGTCTTACCTACAATTATGGGTGTATTTATTTCCGCTGGTAATCGCCAGTATTACATTCCTTTAGAGTTCCGCTTATCCTTGCGATAGCAGGGCAGATGGAGTTTTTTCATGTCTATTAAAGAATTGCAAAAATATACGGCTGTTTCCAAATACGCTAGATGGATTAAATCTGAAAAAAGAAGGGAAACTTGGGATGAAAGCGTACAAAGAATAAAAGATATGATGATAGAAGTTCATCCATCCTTGCGTAAAGATATTGAAGAACATTACGAAATGATTAGGGATCAAAAAATATTGGGTTCACAAAGAGCATTACAATTTGGCGGTAAGCCGATCATTAAGCATAACGCAAGAATATTTAATTGTTCTGCCAGTTATTGCGACAGATTACGATTTTTCCAAGAATGTTTTTACTTATTGCTTTGCGGTTCTGGAACTGGATTTAGTGTACAAAAACATCATGTTGAGTTGTTGCCAAAGTTTTCATCCACTAGATTAAATCCAGAAACATGTTGTTATGAACATCACATATATAGGGTTGAAGATTCAATTGAGGGTTGGGCAAATGCTCTTGGGGTTCTTCTTTCTTCATATTTTGAAACTCCAATAAAAGAGTTTGAAAGATACAAAGATATTGCAGTTGGTTTTAGTTATGAAGACATAAGGGAAAAAGGTGCTCCTTTAAGTTGTGGTATAGGCAATGCTCCAGGTTATCAACCACTAGAAAAAGCCTTAGAAAAAACTAGAGAATTGCTTGATAGATGTATTGCAAATGGGCAGACACAATTAAGAACAATAGATGCATTTGATATAGTTATGTTTGCTGCTGATGCTGTTATATCTGGCGGTGTTCGTAGATCTGCAACTATCGCTCTATTTTCTGCTGATGATGAATTAATGATCAACGCAAAGACTGGCGATTGGTATTTTACTAATCCTCAAAGGGCTAGGGCAAATATATCTGCGTTACTTCACAGAAAAGACACTCCCAAAGAAGTGTTTGAAAATCTTTTTAAGGCCACTAAAGAATTTGGTGAACCAGGATTTTTCTTTGCTGATTATTACGACACTCTGTGTAATCCATGTTGTGAGATTTCATGGATAACAAAACATTTTTATAAAAAAGATGATCCAAAATTAGCCAAAGCTTTGTCACTATACGAAGGACCAATAACAACAAAAGAGTCATGCAAAGACGATATGCCAGAAGATGAAGTTGGTCTTTCTGGTTGGGGATTTTGCAATTTGTCAACAATTAATGGAAAAACAGTTACATCAGAACAAGACTTCTATGAAAGGTGTGCTGCTGCTGCCTTTATTGGTACATTACAAGCATCTTTTACCAATTTCCCATACTTGGGTCATGTTACAGAACTTATTGCTCGTAAAGAGGCATTATTGGGCGTTTCAATCAATGGTATGCAACATCACCCTAAAATACTGTTAAACCCAACAATTCAACAAAATGGGGCTAAAATAGTTAAAGACACAAATAAAAAATATGCAGAACTTCTAAACATAAGTCCTGCTGCAAGAACGACTTGCGTAAAACCAGAGGGTAATTCTGCTGCTTTGCTAGGTTCAGCTTCTGGTATTCATCCAGATCATTCTAAAAGGTATTTTCGTATTGTGCAAGCTAATCAGATGGAATCTCCATATCAGCACTTTAAAAGCATTAACCCTCAAGCGTGTGAAGAATCAGTATGGTCATCAAATAAAACAGATGATTGCATAAGGTTTTGTGTACAAAGTCAAGATGGAACAGTACTTAAGGAAGACATAGATGCTATATCTATGCTTGATGATGTTTTATCAACCTATAAAAATTGGGTTGTTGCTGGAAAAAATGAACATCTTTGTGTTAGAAAAGAGTTAAACCACAATGTATCTAATACAATACATGTAAAAGATAATGAGTGGGATAAGGTAAAAGAGTACATTTATAATCATCGTGCAGAACTTGCTGGAATATCTCTTATAGCTTCAACTGGAGATAAAGATTATAACCAAGCTCCATTTACGGCAGTTTATTCAATTGAAGAGCAAATAACCAATTGGGGTTTTGAAGCTACGGCTAAGGCTTATGAAACTTACCCAAAATTTTCTGAATATAATTTTAATTCTTTATGGGATGCATGTTCATGTGTTCTTGGCTATTTTGAACCAAAAGACGATAAGCAAAAATCTTGGAAAACTATGGTGCAAAAATATGCAGATGAGCATTTTTCTTCTGATGTTAAATACGCTACTTATGCACTTAAAGATGCTTATAATTTAGATTTGTGGAACAAATTAATAAACAATTATTCTGATGTTAATTATTTAAATGCTTTTGAAAATAGTGCTACAATAAACATTCAAGGAGAACTTGCTTGTGCTGGTGGAGCCTGTTTAATATAATGTCAAAAAGAATTGCAAAGATTTCAAAAACTAAAAAAGCAAAATTGGTGAAAAAAAATGCCGAAAAAAGGAAAAGTAAAAGGCATAGGTTCCCCTTTTAATCTTAGTTTTTCAAGTTGTTCAAACAACAGCCCAAAGCTTTTTGATTGGTCTAATGAAGATTCAGATTTTTCTGTTTTCATGGATTATTCAATTCTTGATTGTTACAAATATCCAAAAGTTAAAAATGTTCCTAGATTTGGATGGTTATGTGAATCTATAACAATATTTCAAAATCTGTATGATAAAATAAAATATGATTACAAAAAAATATTCAACGATATAGATTACATATTTACTTCTGATGAATACTTGCTTTCTTTAGATTCAAGATTTAAATTTTGTTATTCATGCAGCAATATTCCTTGGTCAAAAAAAGAAAATTGGAACATTTATAAAAAAACAAAAATGTGTTCGATGATATGTTCAAATAAGTTGAGTTGTAATTTTCATGCTATTAGACAAAACATAGCAAAAAATAATATTGAAAAATTTGATTTGTTTGGCGGTTTTTTAAATTCACCTTACACTGGTGAAAAATATGATGGTTTCTATAAAAAAGATAATGCACTAAAAGACTATATGTTTACAGTTGTTGTTCAAAATAATAATCAACCTTATTTTTTTGCTGAAATGCTAACAGATTGTTTTTCATTTGGAACAATACCAATTTATTTGGGTAATCCTAAAATAGACTTGTTTTTTGATTCAAATGGAATAATATCTATAGGTTCAGAGGAAGAATTTAATAAAATTGTTCTTAGCGAAGAATTATATTGGTTTAAATTTGATGGTGTAAAAAATAATTTTGAAAAATTGCAAACAATGGAAATGAGTGATGATTATCTTTATCAGCAATGTTTAAAACTTATGGAGGTTTAATATGTCTCTATTTAATATTGGTGATATAGTTGCTTTAAAATCTGGTGGAATGCCAATGACTGTTGTGGCTTTTGGCGAAGAAACAAAAGAAGTTTTAGTTGTTTATTTTGATTTAGATGCTAATGTTATGCGAGATGGTTTTCCAGCAGAATCATTAGAGTTTACAGAAAATAGATGGAAAATGAAGTATTGTGTTGATATAAACGAAGAAGATTATACAGATGATGAGGAATTTTAATGCCATACTATGAATTTTCCTGTGAGTCATGCGAATACAATTTTGAACTTAAACTTTCTTTTTCTGAAAGTCATCCTAAAAATTGTCCAAAATGTAAAAAAGGAAAAGTAAATCAAGTTTATGATGGAAATACTATTGTCTGCATGAAAGGTGGTAATACAATAGGGCAAGTAGGCGAAGCCAATTACAAGAAAGCTGGTGGTAAAATTAAAGAGCATATGGCCAAAAAACAAGAATTAGAAGATTCAAAATTGCCTTGGTGGAGATCTGGAAAAGTTAATGGTTTAGGAAAAAAGGATAAACCTTTAAATTTATCTAAAATTAAAAATGTTAAAAACTACATAGAAACAGGAGAAGAATAATGGGTTTAATTCCAAATGCTGGAGAAGATTCGCCACACACAGCAATAGTTAGAATAAATTGGGAAGTTTTTCCAGTAAGTTCTGATGGTACATATGGATCAAATCAACCAGTTGATATTGGTTTGGTTTTACTTAGAGCAGACGGTATATCATTTCAAGAAGCTAAAAACAAATTAGAAGCTTTTTTGTCTAAAGCTATTGATGACAAAAACTTTGGGCACATTTGGAAAAGAGGACAGTCAATATGAAAATTGAAGATCACGGAAATTTTATTATAAGTTGTAGCAATTGTAATAAACCGCTTGTTGATTTGTTTATAACAAATATGGATGCAGACATTCACTGGAAGTGTGTTGCCGAATGCTGTTATTGTGGAGATAAGAGTTTTGTTAAAGATATTAAAGGAATTTTCAGACCTGGTGGATGCGTTACAGTAGACAGAGAAAATCCAGATCATTTTACACAAGATACTCTTTTAACAGACATTGTTACTGAAGATAATAAAGTTATATTCAAAACACAGAAAGGAAAAATATAATGTTTTCTGTAATTGGATTTGATAAAAATGGAAAAGAATGCGATCATGAAAACTTCCTGTCTCTTGCTAAAAAAAGCACTGATACAGATTTGAATAGTGAAAAATTTTGGGTTAAAGTTTGTACCAACGGAATAGAGTCTGGAAAACTTTTTGATCCATCTTCAAGTTTGTTAGAAGACCTAAAGCGTTTTGATAATCATACAGATAAACATAGGTACTCATACAAAAGCGTAAATAAGGAATGTTTTAACTTTTACATTTCTTATTTATCAACCAACAATTCTTCATTTTTAAAAAATGCCGAAAGGAATATATCATGACCAAAAAATCTAAAAATAGCCCTTTAAATGAAGTTGAAATATATTTTATTGAAGGTAACTGTTCATCTATGTCTTTAGGTGATATTGCAGAAAAATTAAGTAGAGATGTTGAATTTATTAAAGATATTTATGATAAGGCTAGAGTAAAAAAATCTTTAACATTTCAAACAAAACTTGGAAGCGTGGCTATGACAGCAGCACAATCTAGCAAAGGCGATGATATTGTTAGATCAAGTGAGAATGCTGCTTATATGAAAAAATTTAAAGACAGTATTCATAAAATATGATTTGTAAAACATACGACAAAGAATATTTTGAAGATAAGACTTGTTGGGCAGTAGAGTTGTCCAATGGTGAAACCGTTTATCAAAACGATGGCTTTGATCAAACTGTTGAGTTTTCTGCTTGGGTTAGACTTAAAGAGTATTTGCACGAAAACAATTTGAAAATAGAAAAAATGTATGTGAGATTTAGATCGAATATTTTTTATCCTTTGGAAGATTATTGCGAAGGATACTTTTTCTCTATGGGCATCATTGGCATGATGTCTTCTACAGAAAATATAAATTTTTATATATTGGGTTCGATTAAGAAAGATGTTGTTAAGATAAAAAAGATAAAAGTTCCAGAACTAATAGTTTTTGATGAAGAAGAAAGAAACATTTCTGATTGTACTGAGCAACAAGTAATTTTAAATACGAAAGAAAATTATGGCAAAGGAAAGATCTTCAAACAGTAGATATGAATCTAGGCATGGTGGTGGTTGGATAACTCCAGCACAATTTTTGGCTGAGTTAATGTGTGAGCGTTTTGCCAAACAAAATCGTCAAGACATACCTCCAAAATTTTGGGATAAACAACCTTGGAAAAAAGAGTTTTTTAAACAGCTTTCTTTAGCAAATAAGCTTTTAGAAAAATATGATCCAGCATTAGTTTCTAAGGCTTTAAGATCACAAGAAGGTAAAAAAATATTTTCTTTAGGTGCTCCTTGGCTAATAAAACTTATAGAGTTTGAAGAATACAAGTTTAAGGAAGTAGACGAGAAGAAGGTTGAACAGGTAGAATCTCTTCCAGTTAAAATCTCTTTTGTTTCAAAGAAGTCAACACTAAGTAAGTTAAAGGATATTGAAAATGAGTGATGAAGTAGAAAAAATAATTAAAGAAGTATCAAAACAATATGGTGCTGGTATTGCAATAAATGCAAGCGATTTGTTAGATGAAGAAAAGCATGTTATACCGCTTTCACCATCTTTAAATCTTGGTCTGCATGGCGGTATACCAGAAGGTTCTTGGGTCACATGTTCTGGTCATCCTAAAAGCGGAAAAGAACAACCTATATCTGCTCTCGTTTACACACCAAACGGCCCTAAACCAATTGGTGAGTTAATGTTAGGCGAGCATGTATGTACACATGATGGCAATTCGGCAGAAATTCTTGCTATTTATCCACAAGGTATTAAAGATGTTTATCGAATAAGTTTTTCAGATGGAACATTTGCAGAGTGTGGATTGGATCATCTTTGGTCAATCAAAACAAAAGACCATAAAGATTTTGTTGTTAGACAACTTAAAGATTTTATTAATGACATTTATTACAAGTCTGGAAAAGTGGCAAAATACTCTATACCAATTTCTACTCCCGCAATGTTTAATGAAACAACCAAAGAAATTTCTCCATACATCATGGGTATTTTTCTTGGTGCTGGAATATTTGGTAAAAATTCAACATATGTAACTCTTGAAAAAGATTTAGATATTATGAATGAAATGTCTGATAGCGATAAAAAATATATAGTTTATGACAATCAATTCAAAAAAATCTCTGTTAAAAATTCCAATCCTTTTATAAAGCTTGGGCTTTTTAACATTGCAAACAACCAAAAGTTTATTCCCCCAAAATATTTGTTTGATGGCGTTTATAATCGAACAAGATTAATAACTGGCATTTTAAAAGTTGCTGGATATTTAACTAAAGATAAAAGCTTAACCATTACAGTATCAAGTCAAAGACTTGCAGAAGACATTGTTACATTGGTACAATCTTTAGGTGGAATAGGCAATTATTCTGTCCACAAGAACAAAGACTCAAAAAGATATGTCTGCATATTAAAACTTAACATTTTACAAAAAAGAAAAAATAAATTTGAAAGAAAAATAATATCTGTAAAAAAAGTAAGAAAAGAAGAGTGTGTTTGTATTACTATAAATACAAAAGATGGCTTGTATTTAACCAACAACTTTATAGTTACACACAACACCTTAACCTCACTTTCTTTTGCTGCACAATGTCAAAAACCTGAGAATGGTGGTAGACATGTGTATTATCTGAACATTGAAGGTCGATTAAAGCCTATGAATCTAAGGGGCATAGCTGGCTTAAATTTAGACAAGATGACAATCTATAGGTCTACTCAAGATAAGATTCTTTCCGCAAAGGACTACCTAAATTTGGCCTTTAAAGCTATTAATACCCACCCAGGAAGTTTGATCATCATAGATAGTGTTTCTGCCTTATGTGATGAAAAAGAGATGGATGAGGGTATTGGGTATGAAAATAGAGGGGCTGGCAATAAGCTTTTTGCTGGTTTTTGCAGACAAGCAGCCAATATAGTGCCAGTACAAAACTGTATTGTTTGGGCGATTATGCATTTAACCCAATCTCAGGGCATGTATGGTGGTTATACAGAAAAAGGTTCTAGAACATTACAGTATCAAGCAGATGTTCAAATGAGAGTTAAATTTGATAAAGCTTGGAATGTTGGCATAGAGGGTAAAGAAAAACAAATTGGACAACAGGTTCATTGGTTAATTGAATCTTGTGCTTTAGGCTCACCAGGAATGGAAATTGATAGCTATATTCGTTACGGTATTGGTATTGATAATACATATGAAGCTATAAATCTTGGTTGTCAGCTTGGTCTTATAGCTAAAGCTGGTGCTTGGATGACACTTGATTTTATGCAAAGACATTTAAAATTGTTAGATTCAAAAGAATGGGATGATGCAACAATAAGAAAAGTTAAAACTCAAGGTACAGAAAAGCTTTATAGACTATTACTTGAAAATCCTTTATGGGTAAAAGTTCTTGAGCAAGAAATAAAAGGTCTTTTATCATGAAAATAAAAGGTTTAGATGGAAGAATGCATTCTTGGTCATTTTATGGTCAAATGCCAGATATAAGTGATGAAAGAAAAAGATCGGAGTTACACATAAGAACTAGGGCATTGCTTAAATCTTTATATCCAGTAGATAGAATACTTGAAGAAGTTCATTTGCCAGGATCTGGAAATTTGTACGCAGATTTTTGGTTGCCTTTAAGAAATAAAATGATAGAAGTTCATGGGGAACAGCATTATAAATTTGTTCCATTCTTTCATGGAACACAGCTAAACTTTTTGGCATCAAAGGCGAATGACAATAAGAAGAGAGAATGGTGTTTAATCAACGGAATAGTTCTTGTGGAGTTACCATTTAATGAATCAACCGAGCAGTGGCAATCAAGAATTGAGCTTGACTGAAGAACAAAAGATTGATCTTGCTTTAGAAAAATATGAATTGACCATTGGCTTAACACCAATTCCTTCTGATAAAGAATTCACATGCATAAAGTACCTATACTTATCGCAGGATGATTTATCAAAAATGAGCAGCGAACAATGCTCAGAGTCATGTGTTTTACTTAATAGCTTTTCTTTTCACATAAGTAGAGTTATAAACAAAGAAAAAACAAAACTAAGATGGTGCAATGAAAAGATTTTAAGTGTTATAGCGAACAATCTTTCAGACTACAGATATTTTTCAGCAGAAGAAAGAATGGCTTTGTGCATAAAAGACAATGATTATGCAAAAAAAATAAAAAAACTTTCTACTTTAATACAAGCAAGAATAGATAGAATTGAATATTTACCGATTAGACTTGAAAAAGTTGCTGAATCTTTGTCAAATTTAGCTTATTCAAAAAGGAGAAATAATGAATCTCGTTAATATGTTAAAAACGGCAGTTGGAAAAAAGGATTGGGCATTAGTGTCAAAAGCGTTGGATATTTTAGCTGGCGATGAAGAATTTGTTGTTCTAACACATCAACCATCAACTCCAGCTAAACAAGTTAATTTTTCATCCAACAAAGCCTCTGTCAGTAGTAAATCTTTAGTTCCACCAACAGCCAATAAGTTTGTTGATGATTTAACACTTGAATCGGGCTTCATAGAAAAGAATCAAAAGCCTTCTAACAAAAGCTATAGACAACCATTTAAAGAAGGTGATCATTTTTGTGAGGTAAAATGTTCTAGGTGTGGATGCGGTATGAAGGTAACAAAAGAAGAACACAAGTTTAGAACAATTGATTCTGAGTCAGCACCATTTACATGCATTAAGTGCATTAGAAATTCGAGTAGATAATGAACGATGTTGCATCTGAAAGAGTTATATTGGCTGCTCTTTTTCAAAAGGGTTATGATTGCTATATTGAAATTTGCGATATTGTTGATGAGAACAGTTTCAGTTCTGATGAAACATCTGCGATATATAAATGCTTGGTAAAAATAGTAAATGAAAAAGATTCAAAAGCCGATATACCATCAATTATAGCTGTAGCAAATTCTTTAAAAATACAGCAGTTTTTTCAAAAAGATGATCAAGCTAAGTATCTTAGATCTTTAACGCTATTGCCAGTTGAAATAGTTAATGCTAAAAAAGCAGCAGCAAAATTAAAAAAGATGCAAATTGCTAAGACTTTAGCGTACAACTTATCTAATTGTGCAACTGAATTGTTGAGTATGACAGGAGATGAGCCTATTTCACAAATAGTTTCTCTTGCAGAAGCAACTGTATTAGATCAAACTTTTAAAATTTCAAACGCAGAAGACCCAAGCCCAAAAGAAATATCTGAAGGTTTAGATGATTATGTAAAATTTCTAGAAGATAATCCAATATCTCAACTTGGTATTTCATCAGGCTTTAAAGTTTACGATAGGGCTATTGGGGGCGGTCTTAGGCCAGGAACAGTTAATTTGATTGGTGCAAGAATGAAAACAGGCAAATCATTTTTTGCAGACAATGTTGCAATGAATGTTGCTAAACAAGGCATACCTGTCTTAATGTTTGATACTGAAATGACAGCGAAAGATCATTGGCATAGACTATTGGCTTGTATTGGAAATATTAAAATTGAAGAAATTGAAAATGGATCTTTTTCAAAAGATTCTTCAAAAAAGAAAAGGGTTTATGATGCTTCAAAAGCATTGAAAGATATGCCATTCAAGTATAAGTCTATTGCTGGAAAAAGCTTTGATGAAGTTTTAAGCCTTGCCAGAAGATGGGTTATAAAAGATGTTGGACTAGATGATTTTGGTAAAGCAAAACCATGTTTAATAGTTCTAGATTATATAAAACTAATGGATGATGGAACAATATCAAAAAATATTGCTGAATATCAAGCTTTAGGTTTTTTAATGACAAGCCTTCACAATTTTATGGTTCAGTATGGCGTTGCTTGTTTAGCCTTCACTCAATTAAATAGAGATGGTATAACAAGAGAAGACACAGATGTTGCGTCAGGCTCCGATAGAATTTTGTGGTTGTGTAGTAATTTTTCAATCTATAAGCGTAAAACAGAAGAGGAAATGGCAGATGAAAGCGTTTCAGACAATAATATCTCATACAACTTAAAACTCATACCAGTTGTTGCAAGACATGGTAAAGGTATTGATGCTGGTGATTACATCAACATATCTGGTAACTATGAGTACGGCAGAATAACAGAAGGTCCAACTAGGAATGAATTTTACAAACTTAGATCAACAAGAATTAATAATGGCTTTCAAATAGAGGAATTACCAGATGAAATCTCAGGAACAAATTGATTTTAAATTAGCAAATAAAATAATTTCAAAAAATATAGATGTTGTTTTAAACCACTTCAATATTGAATTAAATTATACGGATGCCTATCTTTCTGGCCCATGCCCAATACATGGTGGAGATAATAAAACTGCGTTTAATATTTTTACATCTGGTAATACGCATGTTGGAAACTGGATATGTTACACGCATCATTGTGAAAAAAACTTTATTAATAACAGCATTGGTTTTATTAGAGGTTTAATAAGCCATAGTAAATATAACTGGTCAAAAGCTGGAGATAAAATAGCATCATTTGCAGAAACATTGTACTTAATAAAAAGTCTGTATGATTTTTCAATTGATGATAAATTATCTACAAATAAAACTAAAAACATATTAGAGTCTTCGGCATTTACAAAGACCACAAAAGAAAAACAAGATAAGTGGAGTAAGACTTCTGTAAGATCAAGCTTATCAATACCATCTAAATATTATCTTTCTAGGGGTTATACTGAAGAATGTTTAAATAATTATGACATAGGAGAATCTAATTCTTCTGTTGGGATATTTAAAGATAGGGTAGTTGTTCCAGTGTATGACACAGATGGAAAGTTTATAGTCGGTTTCACAGGAAGAACAAAGTATAAAAAGTGTGAGGCATGTAAACACTATCATGAACAAGAAGCTAGTTGCAATGGTTATGTTCATATGTCTAAGTGGTGTCACAACAAAGGATTTTCTAAAAAAGACTATTTATACAATTATAATTTTGCAATTGAATCCATTAAAAAAACTGGCGTTGCCATACTGGTAGAAGGACCAGGAGATGTTTGGAGAATTTCTGAATCTGGAATTAAAAATTCATTAGCTGTATTTGGATCATCTTTAACAGATGCACAACAGATTTTATTAGAGTCATCTGGAGCTTTGTACTTAATTTTGTTATTTGACTCAGATGAGGCTGGTTTAAAAGCTGGCAATAATATAGAATCTTCTCTTGGCAGAATGTTCAAAATAATTAAGCCAAAATTACCTAATGGGTTTAAAGATATTGGTGAGATGAGTGTGGATGATGTTAAAAGTTTTTTACTCCCTATTATGGAAAAGCTGTGATACAAAAAATAATTGGGTTTTCTGGAAAAAAGGGTTCTGGCAAAGATACTATTGCTGGATTTCTTTCATTTAATTCTGTTGCTCTTTTTGGTTGTAGATCAGCTATTTATTCTTTTGCACAACCAATGAAAAAAATAGCTATTGATTTTTTTGGCTTAAGGCACAAACAAGTCTTTGGATCATTTGAAGATAAAAAAACTTTGACAAACTATTCATGGGAAGACCTGCCACATTACGAAGAAATTAAAATTGGAAAAGAAGTAGTTCCAACAGGCAAAATGACAGCTAGAGAATTTTTGCAGGAATTTGGAACTGGTATAGCCAGAAGAATGTGCAAAGACATACATATAAATGCTTGTTTTAACGAAATAAGAAATGGTCATTGTCCATTGAATTTTATTACCGATGCAAGATTTGAAAATGAAATAGATAGCATTAAAGCAAAAGGTGGAATTGTTATAAGATTAACAAAAAGCACTGAAGATGATTACCATATAAGCGAAAATGAATTGGATAATAGTGAAAAATTTGATATTGTTTTAGACAATCAAAAAATGACAAAAGAAGAACAAAAAGTAGAAATTTTAAAAATTCTTAAGAAATTAGATTGGATAAAGAGTGATTATAACTTACTTAAGGTCTAGTTCTGTATCATCATACTCTTGGTGTCAGCACAAGTATTGGTTGACCTATAATCTTGGCTTTAAAGATGACTCCAATAAAAAGGCAGAAAAGGGTAATGTCGTACATAAAGGTTTAGAATTGTTGGCAAATAAAAAGCTTTGCCTACAAAATGGAACAATTTCATTTTCTGATTCTGAATTAGGCATGGAATTTATAACATCAGAAATGTCACCAGAAACAGCAATATTGGCTGGCTTCAATCATTATAAAAACAAAAGCACACATGAGTGGACAGATGTTGATTTTAAAGAATGCACTAAATGGTTGTGGGATGTTCTATTATTTAATAATGGCATGTTTTCACCATTAACCAGAAATATTGTTATGCCAGAACAGTATTTTGATATTGAAATTGATAAGCCTTGGGCAAATTATGATTATTTTCTTCCAGATGGGCAAATAATTTCTGGAAAGTTGCGAATAAAAGGAACTATGGACTTAATAACAAGGGTTGATTCAAAAACAGTAGA